CTGAATCTTTCTTTATATAGATTCTTTTACCTTGTACATTATCTTTCTTAAGCATGACTCTGTCACCTACTCTATAGGTGTTTAAAATATCAGAGTCAAAATCTTCAGCAGTTAGATCTTGATGTATTCTTTTATTACGATTTAGTAAATTAGTATCTACTTTAATAGTTCTATAAGATCTCTGAGCGCCATCATAATGATAATAGTGAAAGAACTGAACTGCTTCATCAATACAATCTTCGAGTTGTACATCAGCAATCTCTACGTTAATGACTGGCGCGCCAAGTCTACGTAAGATCCAATCTGCTAACTCTTGTTTACTGTAAGGTAGAGGCATCTTGCTCAACAATCTCCGTTTCAGTATTTATAGTAAGAACATCTTTTTCTCCGGATGGGACTATTTCAGGACCTGGTAAGTCAACACTCTCAAAACCAAATGGAGAAGGAGGTTGATCCGGATCTTTAATTTGTTCTTTAGTCATTTCATCCATAATTTCTTTATCTATTCTAGCAATATCTTCTTCAGTTTGACCAAGTATAACCTTACGTACATATTCAATAGAGAAATATTTACCAACATACTCAGAAGCGTCTCTCAATACACTTAATTGATCATTAAGAAGTTCTACTTGCTTAAGTTTATCAAAATGCATATCTTTAAGATAGTCATAAGAGATATATTGTCTCATCTCTTCAAATTCTTTTTGTGTACAGACACCTTTAAGTACTAATTGCACTCTAAGAACTTCATTAAAAATTTCCGCAAATTGTTTTCTTATTCTTTTAATAAACTTGCTGAACTTTATTTCATCTCTTGAGATGTCTGATGCTCTTCCGAGTTGGAAGTTGTTGTCTTGGTTGATTCTTGAGATTGGGACATTGAGTGATTGATATAACTTCTCCTTGAAGTAATTGACATCATCAAGATCTCCAAGATTTTGTCCTCCAGGGAGTGTCGAAATTTCCGTACCGCGTGAGCCTTCTCTACGAGGGAGCCAGAAGTCTTCAAGGAGTGACATAAACTTTCTAGAGTCACGAATTTCTCCTGTGTTAGGGTTATAGTCTATTTTATTTCTATACCTATTCATCATATCACGAAGATAGGTCTCTGCTTTAATCTTAGGTAGTGTTCCTACATCTACATAAAAGATTCTTCTTTCAGGTGCTCTTGCAATTCGATATACAATAAGAGCATCTTCCATAGATCTAAGATTGTTAAATGGTTTGATAGCTTTATCTAGATAACCTACAATCTGCCCTTTGTTTCTATCAACTAAACCCGATGGACAGAAAACAATACTATCTTTAGATAATTTAACTCCGTTATTACCACCATCAGGAGAGTATTCAAAAAACTCTTCTACTTTAGTTAGTACTGGTACACCTGTTCTTGCTTCTTTTTCATAGAAAGGTTTAACATGTCGTTTAATTTTTAACGCATCAATAGGTCTTAGTTCTTTAATACCCGTTCTTGAATCATTAGGATCAATAATTACTTGATAGTAAACTCTACCATCTACATACCATTGTCTAAAAATATCATATGAACGTCTTTGAAACTTTAATAAGTGTAGAGTATTTTTGAACTCTTCTCTAATAATTTCTTTAATTCTATCATCAATATTAAGTAAATCTAATCTAATTGATACTGTAGGTCTTTCATGCTCTGTAGTAAAAGCTTCATTAACAATATCATCAATAGCAGAATCTGCTTCAGGGTAAAAAGATATGTCTCTATATTGTGCTATTAGAGCATGTTCATTTCGCGCTTTGCTATACTGTTCATAAGTATAACCAATACGGCCGCCAACAGGAAGATCAGTTCCATCATCCATAGGTTTTGGTATGGGTGACGGAACTGGTTTATCATTCTTGTTTTGAACTAATTCGAATCCGAAAAGTTCTTCTTTTTGAATAGCCATAAGGACTCCTCATTATGTAATGAAGAGTTATTGTGTTACAGGTACTTCAGCAACATCAGCAGTAACTCTACCAGTTGTAGGCTCACTAGTAGTGTTAGCTTCCCACCACTGATATGCAAATGTAACAGCAAACTCTTCAATTGTATCTGTACTGTCGTAGGAGACATCGATAGTATCCACAACAGTAGGCCATGCAGCATACAATACATATCTCTTTATGACTGCACCTGTACGACTAAGTTGTTCAATTTCCATATTAGCCGTGTATGAGTCAAATGAAGAAGCATCAACACCTCTTCCTGATACGTTTGAAGCTGCACCGTTTATCGCATCTTGCCATCTTTCGAAGGCATTTCTTACAGCAAAGTTGTTATCGTTAATAATCTGAACCGACCAAGCATCGTAAATAGTATCACCAGATACTTTTAACTGTCTACCTCTAAACGGGACAATAACTTCTCCGATTGTTCTAGCTGGCATTGCCGCGGTTTTAATCATGAAAGAACTAAGAGCTTCTGTTGCAGATGCTCCAAATGCTGTATTTGCACCACCTTGGATACCAGCATTAGGCCAATTACAATTTACTCTAAATAGGTTAGCTCTCGCACCACCACCAGCTAAAGCTGTTTTAAAATCATCAATACGAACTGTCATCTTATGCTCCTGCTACCTCACTAAATGAAACTCCAGTTCTCACCGCAACAAAATTCAATGTAATGAAGTTAATTGAGCGAGCTGGTTTAATGTAGATATCAGCAACGAATCTGTTACCATCAATGACTTGACCTGTGTTATTCGAAGTATCACAAACCACTCTAAAGTCTGTAATACCTCTACGAGCTGAAATTTCAGCAAGGAAAGGTTCTACTGCATTAACAAATGTTCTTCTTGTTAAGTCATCGTTGAATTCAAACAACTGAAACTTAGCTGCAGTTGCAATTGCTTTTTCAAGAACAATAAACAATCTACGAACATTAATTCTATCAAATGCAGATGGTCTAGATAATGCAGTCTTATCTCCATATAGAAGTGTTCCTTGACCTCTAAAGGTAACTACAGGGTTAATTCTATTAGGATATAGCTGATCTCTGTCTGTTTGATTAGGGTTAAATGAAAGTTTAACTACATTGTTAATAAACCCTCTGTTAAGACCTGCAGGTGAGAACCAAGCATCATTAGTAAATTCTGCTCTAGCTGTTAGACCTGCTGTGTCTGGGTTAAGTGGCATCCAAAAATACTCATCGTTATATCTATCATATTGTCTCTTATATCCAGAATCAAATACTGCATAAGAGGATGAATTAAATGTTGAAAAATAATCAATAACTTTGGTAGCTGTTGGATTGTTAACCGAAGCAGAATAACTTGGTGAACAGAATGCAATTGCATCTTTTCTAGCTTCTGCTATTGTTATTACATGTTTAGAAACTGTTGCAGATCTTTCACCGGTAATAAGTAAGTTAACATCAATAACTTGATCATCTTTTAACAAGTCATATGCTGTAGTATAGTTACCGTCTGTTACTGATGCACCATCATCACCACCAGCTAATGAATACTTTCTAAAGCCTGTTAAAGACATATTAGTAGAAAAATATTTAAATCTGGTTGAAGATGTAAGACTACTTAAAGTATCTCCAATAGATTGAAGAGTACTACCACCAGAATCTGAATCAATAACACCACTTTGAGCAGAAGTTTCCTCATTAAGAGCATAAATCCACTGTGATTGATCATTGATTATATCTACATAAAAGTTTGGACCTCCATCTGCAGTCTTACCATTTTTAGCTTTAGACAAATAACCATACTGTTCAAGTATTTCATTTGCATTACCAGTAATAAGAGTATCAGTAGTATATACTATAACATGAAGTTCATCTTGAGGTGCTGTAGAGTAGTTAGAACCCCAAGTACTAGTTCCAGGTTTTGTATCAAATAGATCTGCTGCTTTTGTAGAACCAAATAAAACATGATTCTTAAAGTCTGATTCATCAATAGAAGCATCCATTAGAATTACACCAATACTATTACCTAGCTTACCCGGGAATCTTGCATAGATTGATCCATTTACTAATGTACTTTTTTCTACTAAGAAATCATCTAAGTTATTAAGCTGTGCAGATGTAAGTGTTGTAGATGTTGCTGCAGCATCTGTATTAACAAAGAATGTAAATGTAACACCGTTAATTGTTTGAGCAGCAGGTAATGTAATACCAGAAGCAGCATACTTAACTGTTGGGTCAGTAATACCTGCAATACCATCTGAATCAAGAGATACTGAACCTACCCCTGCTGTATCTAATGCTTCTCTAAATGCATCAGCTATTGAACCTAATGATAAAGAATCAGCTGTAAATGTTACAGTAGTAGTTCCATCATACTTCACAGCATTTGATGATGTAAAGACTGTAGAAGATGGTGTACCTGTTAGTACAACCGATACAGTAGATGAAGAACCAACAACTGGCTCTGACGCACTATTTCTAGCACCATCAGAAATTGCTCTTACAACTTGTAACTGATTAGCATAACCTAAAAAGTTAGCAGCTGCAAACCAGTCATCTCTAGTACTAGATGCGTCATTTGTTGAAATTTTTGGGTATCCAAACTTAGTAATAAGATCTTTCTCTGAAGATACCGTTGTCACATCTAACGCTGGACCCCATTCAAATTTACCAGCAAAACCACCAATCGATGTAGACACCGCTGGGATAATGTTAGTAAGATCTTTTTCTACAATTTGCACACCTGGACTAACTAAAAATGCCATTGTGAGACTCCTATTATACTCTTTCTATATTTATATTTCTCATTATTGTGTAACTGTCAATCTACCAGAGTCACCAGTAATATCGACTTCAGCATCAAATGTCATATCTTCAAACCCGGTTTTAAATCTAAAATGAATCTTATCGTCTGCGTCACCAGGTTGATCATAATCTATTCTAAAGCTGTCTAAATATTCCATAGCTACAGAATCATTATTGACTGTGTAAGCTAATGTTCTAATTATTGCACTATAAGGTGAACCTTCCGTTATAGTAAACTGTCTTCTAATAATTTCTCCGCCACCTAAGCTATACATATACCAGCTTATAACAGTATTAACTGATAATGTAGAACCATCTTGAGCATATTCAATAGTGTTTAGATCTGAATCGCTAGGTGACGCTGCCGCAGCTGACGAAGAACTTATTCCTAATAAACTTTCTAATGAAATTATTCTTGTTAGATGACTTCCAGTCTCGTTCTTGATAGCTGTTAGTAATGTATCACTATCTGTTGGATCTAGTCTATTAAGAGCTATAGTTCTTACTACTCTATCTGAATCATAATAATCTGAATCTTCTAGACTATCAAGTCTAGGTTCAATTTGATTATATACTTCATTTCTAGTCCAAAGTCTATCAGAGTCAACATTAGCTTCTAAGATTGCTAATCTTCTTTCCAAATCTTGTACTTTAAGCTCATCTGAATCAAGTCTTGCTATAACATCACTCATATCAAACAAGTCTGAATCTACATCGCTTCTAAGAGCTCTAACCTGGACTGATTCTGAATCTAAATCAGCTCTCAATTTAACAATATCTGATTCTGCTTGTAATACTTTTTCTAACAATCTACCATCAGAGTCTAATGTACCTACAAGCTCTTTTATAGTAAGAGCATCTGAATCTGCATTTCTTGTTAGATCAGATATTCTAGCTGCATCACTATCTATTCTTCTAATAAGATCAAGAGATACTGTTTGATCAGAATCAAGAGAAGCTTCTATAAGTTCAACTTTAATCTCCAATGCCTGAAGTTTAGTACTATCTGAGTCAGCATCTGAGCGTAAAGTTGTAACTTCGTTTCTAAGAGTAGCTACTACAGCTAGATCTGAATCTGTAAACTTAGCATGCTCTTGAATCATGTTATAAGTCTGATCAGAATCAAGTCCAGATACTGCAGAAATTCTACTATCAATTAGAGATACTATATAATCAGAATCTATTTCAACTCTAAACACACCTTCATAATCACTGTTCTCATCGAAATGAACAATGATACCAGTCTGCGCTTCTACGCGGACCATCATAGGATAAAATTCAGAATCAAAATTATAAGCCATGTATTATTTCTCTTTAAATATTTATTCTTCACCTACTGGAGGATCTGGAACATTACCTTGAGCAACCCACTCTAAATATTCTAAGTAATCTATATTATCTGAATCAGCAGGAATTCCTTTTTTAAGTTCATCACTAAAAACTCCAGCTATAGTTCCATCTTTTTTTCTTACTAATTGATATTTAGCCATATCATAACTCCGCGTTAATTGCTAAAAAAGCTGGTAAGTTTGTTGATGTGTTATCAAATTCAATAAGCATAGCTCTTGCTGTACTAAATCCTGAACCAGTTACACCTATATCTATACTAGTTCCTCCAGCCCAACCTGAATTACTAAAGCCAGTAGGAACACCAGTTGATCCTGCTCCAGTAATTCCAAATATGTCAAAATGAGAAAGATTACCATATTCAATAGAAGGATTACCTCTTGGTTGTGTTTCCATTGTCCATAT